TTCACGTAAACAATTTCATGCTCTGGTGAACTTTCGTTCGACTTTACCAATTCCAGATAGTGACTGCAATCTGAAACTTGAGAGTTTTGCTCAAAAATACGCCCTTCATCGGTAATAAGTATTTGCCCCGGCACCGTGACGCTTTTAACCGCAACGCTCGATACGCTGAAAGCAAAACCAACTGAGGAGTAACCTTCTTGGCGGGCAAAAGGATTGCTGCTTGGGGTTGTTTTTGTGATTGTAAATGCATCGCCTACCGCCCAATCTTTGGTCGCTGAAACCACGCTGTACGATTCAGCGATCCAGCGGTATGTAGAGCCAGCTGCTGTTAAGTATTTGGTGCCAACATCTACCCCAAGCGTGCCTTGGGCAGAGTAAGCAGTCACTCTTACTGTAATGTACCTATCACCATTGGGCTTGTAATGCGACACATCTACTGATCGCCATTGATTGGCGTAGCTTGGCGCAAAACCTAAAACCTCAGTAAGCCACGCATGGCGAATTAGGTAGATACTGCCTGTGTTTGAGCCTTGCGCATATTGCGACAAGCTTGTTGGCGTCGTTGTCGTTGTGGTAGTTTCTACTTGTTCCGTAGCTTGTCTTGGATCTGATATCATTTCATCGTTAAATGTCAAACTGGAAACAACTACTGCTTCGCCAGTTGTCGTAATACGAAACGCTCCGTAAGGAGTTTGGTAGTCTTCACCTATTACTTCACCGCCAGACGCATCAAGCCGCGTTGCAAGATTGCTATCAATACTGTTAATAGCAATATCCGAGCCTGTACGCGGAAGAATGCGATACTCGTAATATCCTGGAGTGCGAGGGCGAATGCGTAGATAGTTGTATAGATCAACCGGCGCCTTGCCTGTCACGCAAAATACACGCGGAATACGGGACCATGGTTGCTGAGGTTCTCCATATTGCTGTACGGGGCGGACCCATAATGAGAAGCATGATGACCTTTCGAAGTATTTGTCCATACGCGGCGTTGCTACTGTGATATTTGCTTTGTCTAATTTGTGCAATTTGTTTGATGTAGGTATCGCGTTAAAATTGCATAATCCATTTGCCCTGTTCCACACTTGGCTGCGGATGCCGAGTTCAATAACTTCCGCATCACGACGAACGGGACGAATTGTCGCAATGTGCAGTCTGCAAATGTTGTAAAACGCAGCACCACAATGCTTGCGAGTATTGAAACCGTTTTCGCTAAGAGGAAAAGGTGGTTCACCTGGACCAGGCCATGGACCTTCGTAACCCCCGAGTGGTTCTTCGACTGTTCGTGTGCCAGGAATTCCTATTTCCGGAACACCAATAACAGCAGTACAAAGAAAAGTAATGTTTGAGAGTAAGTTTTTGTTTTTATCTCTACCTGAGCGGCTTTGCACAACCCATACACTGCCGGCAATGACCCACTTAGAGCCCACGGTTAGTAAATCGTAAGCACGCTCACGCCAAGATTTAGACGCTGTGCGAAGGTCTTTGATATCTACATCGGTTCCCTTAAATCCTCCTTCTTGTATCGTGCGCTCCATCAGTTCTTTATATTGCTGCCCTAACGTGATGCGAAACACCAAGGTGTCGCCCTCACGAATCGGAACAATAGTGCGATCTTCAATGTCTCTGCCACCATTGGTGCCGCTATGTCTGACAAAACCCATCCCACGTGAATACGCTCGCCCCACCCCTGGCATACCTACTTGGTCGCGGTCCTCAGCGGGCTGTCCTTCATATCTATGCAGAACGTTCGCATTGGCGCCCGCAATCTTGGTGCGTTTAGCTTGAGTTTCAAATCGAGCTGTTTTAATATCAGGATCATCTCCCTTTGTGCTGGCGTAGGGCGCACTAATAATTTCCCAGTTGAAGCGATATGCTGATCCGTTATGGATTGGTTCTGATGTCCCAAAAGCAGTATTGCTTTGTGGGCTGTACGTCATTGAAAAACCTTGGCTAAATTCACCGTCTGCAGTTGGTGCGGTAAAAATAGGCCGTGTACCAGTGCCGCTATCTGGCAGTCCTTGCGTGCCAGCAATTAAACGCGACGGAATCGGACGATTTTCTCCAAGCTGGGACGACCAGTACAGTGCATAATCGCGCGAGCCAAGGCTATTTAACGCGGACGTATCAATACGCACCCCGCCAAGTTGTGGTTGATCAACGCCATATTCTCCGGCGACATAGATACCTTCGTAAGCCTGATAACTGCCGTAGGAATACAGGCGACTCCACACCAAGGCAGGTGCAATGATTAGGCCACCAGTCAGCGCACCATCACGCCCGGTGCCGCGTTTGCCAAATGGAATTGGAATTGGCTGCCCGTATTCAGCAAGGCTGCTGACATTATCGAAGCTGGTGGTTTGATTGAATCGGGTTGGTCCGATCTGATCAGCAAGCTTTTTGCCCTTGATCTTGGCTGGCGTTTCTAGCGTTGGCGCCTTAGGAGTCAGCAAGACACTGACAGCAGTAAAGGCCAGGCCAATTACAAGACTAATAACCGCAGATACAGGAAGGTTCTCAATATCCGGAACATGGGCATACTCAGCTGGACGCATACGCGCCTGCAGTTGGGCGTGCCGGACAAACTCTCGATATTCCTGCTCACTGCAACCCAGCGCTTCGATCAGCGCGACTTCATACGGTAGGAGCGGCGGATCGTAAGGGCGCCCGGCGGTTTCCAATCCACGCTGTTGGTCAGACGGTTGATGTACAAAATTCCGTTCTGCCATGTCACCCCAAAGGCAAGCGGATCAGCCGCTAACACTGTGATGTCACCATCGTAGGAGGGAACGTCAATCCTGAAGCAGTAATGGCCAAGCTCACGTAAAACACCGCGAGCGCTCATCCCATACCAAGCTTCTTGTACTGCTGGCGGCGCCATGCCCATGCTGTTCAAAGCGTCGATCACCAAGTGAATGCAGTCGCTGCTGCCGTATTGGTAATGCCGCCCGATCAGATGATCACACACGGATCTGCGCTGTAAACGGAATGCTGCCAACCTGCCAGCGATGCAGCCGACGACCGGGGATATTGGCTTGCACCGCGTCCAGCACTGAATTGAGATTTACTTGCAATGCAGTCTCGTCCCAGCCACCACCCGAGCAACTGCCCCAGTATTGGTAAAGGGTGCGCTGGACGGCGCCAGTTGACGGCTCCCAGAGCACTGTGGTTACCTTGGCAACCCACAGGTTATCGAGCGCCTCTGTAATCCATGCACGGGTCATGTCCGTGTTGGCAAACTGCAACGTCGCATCTAGGTTGTCGCCTTGAAGAGTGGCTACTGCACCGCCAAAGCTAAATGGCAGAAATAAGTAACCGTTGACGCTTTGGTTGATCGCGTAATTTTGAAAGCGGTACTGTGCCGCCTGCCCCGTGGGACCGATATCAAGCAGGTGGCCGTAGGCGTATTCCATCAGATTCCAACAGATCGGCGGGTTGCACTGCTGTTTTTCAAGCTACGCATGGCGCGGCGTTCACCCTGTACAGCCCCTTGTTGAGCAGCTCGTGCCATGCCTTGCTGGAACTGGTCAGCCGTAACGTAATCCACGTTATTGATTCGTTCCACGCTGTAACGCACGTCGATTGGCTGCATTGCGGCGGATCCGGCACCGCCCTCTGAGTCTGTCGCACCACCAGCAGCCCCACCAGCAGATCCAGGTGAGCGGCGATAACGCCCCATTGCACCATCAAGTTTCGCTGCAACGCCAAGCTTTCCATCGGCACCACGCTTGAGAGGCATAATTGCTTCAGGACCAGCCTCGCCCATGAGGCCGTTTTGCATCTCGCCACCCTTGGCGTATTTGAAGAAGGTTGGGCGGGTGACGATGCCGCCGTTGGCGAAGGGTTTAATGCTGTTCTGAGCAAAATCAGCCTGACCACCAGCGAAGAAAGCACCTTTAGCTGCAAAAGCTCCAGGGAATGCTGCGCGCATGCCAAGGTTCACAGCAAAACGTAACAATGTCTGGCCGATATCCTTCAGGATTCCGCTGGCGATTTCCTTGAGCGCATCACCAAGGGTTTTGGTGCCGCCGATTAAAGCCTCGATACCAGCCGTTAGAGACCCGACAATACCGTCTTCAAGAGTGCCCACGATATTGGCATACATCGCCTTAAGTCGTTCGGCTTGATCTGCTGCTTCTTTTTCGCGACGTTTTCGATCCTCTTCATCTTTTGCTTTTTCTTTAATTTCGGGCACTTGCTCACCGCGAGCCTTGATGATGTCCCTGGTCGCCTGGACCTGCTTTTCCAGTTCTTCCCTGATTTTACTTTCAGCGGAAAGGCTGGAAATAGTTAATTCAAGCTGAGCAATTTTCTGTTCAAGCAACTCTTTTTCTTTTTCTACTGTTTGATCGATTTCGTGATATTGCTCAGCAAGTGCA